ATGCCAGAAGCCGAATACTTCACTTTCACCCTGCCGCGCGACCCATGGCGCAAGAAGCCCGGCCCGTCGCCATTCAAGATGACCCGCGAGGAAGCCCAGCATCGCTACCCGGGCGCTGTGGCGATTGAATCAACCCGGGAAGTTCGGCAGATTGGCGATGGGGAGCCGTTCCAGGGCGGTCAGCCGTATGGGCAGTAGGATTGCGCCATGATCACCACCGAAGACCTCGACCCCGTTGGACCGCGCGATCCGCGCAAGGTGTTCCTTGCCCTGGCTGTGAAGCACGGCCTCACGCCGCTCGATCAAGCTGGAATGTCCGATGCGCTGTGGGCGTACACCATGGACGTGGTGGACAAGTGCGCGACGCTGGTGGAGCCGTATGGGGACAGCGAGGCTGGCGGGAATGCAGCTGAGGCGATCCGCGCCGAGCTCTACGACTGAATTACCTCTGCGCCTGTTCGGCGATCTTGCGCACCGCGTCGCCCGATCGCTTCGATCCGGCCGATGACCCCAGCCAGTAGTTGCACACCTGCCCGAAGGCGAGCGACAGCGCGCCGAACATCACGTTCAGCAGCTGGAACGCATTGGCGGGCAGATCGGCCTGGACGATGAACAGCCGGTAGATGCAGAAGAAGTAGCCGACGACGATCAGGGTGGACACGACCGGCGCACCGAACGCGATCCCTGACCCGCTCTTCGTGAGGTCGACGGTCTGCTGCCGGGCGCTCTTCGTGTCGTCGATGTAGGCGGCCTCGCGCGCCTGGTCGACCTTCGCCATCTCCACTTCGAAGTCTTTCTCGGCACTGCGCAGCGCGACGATCTGCTCGCCGCTGAGCGTGCCCGACGAAAGCGCGTCTTCAACGTCCTGCGCAGATGCGTCTGGCCGGCCGAGCACCTTGTCGGCAATGATCTTCACCGCGGCGCCAGCGAGGGGGCCGCCGAGTGCGTTTGCGAGGCCAGGAGCCACGGCGCCGATGGTGGCACGCCAGTCGAAGTCAGCCATGGTCATGCCTCCAGTCGCAACAGGTTGCCGGCGATGCGGCGTGCCCACCCGCGGCCGAAACTGGGCCAGGTGGGCAGGTCGGCCATGAACTGCAAGCGTTGACCATTGAAATGGGCGGCGATCATCGGGCCCGCCGCGCGCGCCGCTCCGATCGTTTGAGCCCCGATCACGCCGTCAGCCGTGGTGCCGACCGCGCGCTGCAACCACTTCACGGCCTGACCGACACCCGAGTTCACCGCAGCGTCGAAGACCTCGAAGCGCACCGCCTCGGGCAGTTGGTCGGCTTGCACGGCATCCCAATACTGCTTGCGATAGATGGCCTTCGCGGTGTCGCGCGGCAGGTCACGCATCGAGCCGGCGTAGCCAGCTGCGCGCGCCACGGCGATTGTCACGCCCCAGTTGGTCTGGCCGCCAGGGTCTTTCGGGTTGTCGACGAATCCGCCCTCGTGGCCCAGCAAGCGATCGAAAGCTTCGTTGAAGTCCATGGTCAGTCCTTCCAAGGTTGCAGGGAGCGCCACCACGCCAGTGCCTTCGCACGTGCGCGGCCGATGAAGAGGTCGAATCGCTGGCGCGCGGTCAGGGGCTCGATCGGCATCACGTCGGTGGCTTCGTCGGGCGCCACGTCGCCAGCCCAGGCACGCGCACTGCACAGCAGGATCACGACCATTGCGTAGACCACCGCGACAGTGCCGAGGCCCGGCCACTCACCGATGAAGGGCAGCATTGGGATGCCGAAGCCGATCGCGGCCCACACCGCGTACTCAAAGACGACGCGAAACAGCGTGTGCTTCGGCATGGCGTTGAGCCGGCAGCAGGCGATGAAGAAGATGCCCGCGCAGCCCGGCCAGGTCATCACAGCGAGCAGCATGGTCTCGTTCCATTGGCTCATGGCGTGTCTCCTTTCCCGCGCGCGAGGTCGATCGTGCGGAAGATGAAGCGCACGACGGCGCGCAGCAGCTTCGGCCAGTCATCGCCGACTGCGCCCACGATTAGGGCGACCGGCGTGATGAGCACCCGCTCGGTGACGCTGCTGTAGTAGCTGCTCCCCATGCTCGCCAAGCTCACAGTGATGAGCACCGCCAAGCCGGCCACGCGCAGGAAATACCAGACCGCGATCAGCCGCGTGGTCTTGTCCCGACGCTTGAGCGCGAAGGACGCTCCGATCACCGACGCCAGCACGATGACGATGTAGGGGCCGACCACCGCCGCCACGTCGGGTGCGTAGAAAAGGCCGGCGAGGAAGATGCCGAACCCGACGGCATCAGTGACCGCGCGGTCGTTCATGTTGCCCATCCCGGCCCTTAGAGCTTGAAGCACCCGAGAAGGGCGATCGTGTTGGGCGCCGATTCCCCTGTGATCGTCGGGGTGAAATTGCCCGAGTAGCCGATCCGGATCGTCCCCGCGCCCGGCGCGGTCTTGCTGAACGTCGAACTACCCACTGAAGATTGCACCTCCGACCGAAAGCGGGCTGGCTTGAGCCATCGTTCCAGAGGTAGCCACTCCCGCCGCCATCCCATCCGATCGGAAGTTTGTGCTGGTGGTCCTGGGTGGTCGTCGCGTACTTCGTGCCACTGACAAACGAGGTTCCTGCGACGCGCGGCACGCGGGTCGCGCATGTCGAACACGGTCAGCCGTTTGTTCGCCGCCCAGTCAATAGCAGCGCTTGCGCCGCGCACGCTCGCCGCGCCGGCAGATGTGAGGATCGGCAGTAAGGCGTCTGTGTTTCCGCCCACCAAGCGGTGTAAAGGTCGAGCGTGTCGACGTTCGCGCGCGTGGCGCCGCTGCCGATGTTGCCGATGGTGCCGCCATTCGCCGCAACCCAGCCGGCAGGGGCGGCCGCGCGCATGACGAGCTTGAAATCTCCAGTAGTGGCCAGCGGAGCGGTGAACCCCACGTTGTCGCGCAGCTGGGCGATGAACGACGCCAGCAAGTTCATGTTGTTGTCGATCGTCGCGGGCGCGTCGACGGCCCCGTCGGCTGCGTTGGCGCCAGCCGTTTGGCTGAGCGCCGCGAGATTTGAGTAGAGGGGCATGGTGAGCCTTTAGAATTTGTGGATGAACTGGAACTTCGACCCGATCACGCTGGGCTGGCTCGCATCGGTGGCGGTGGTGGCGGTCATCCAGTCATTCCGCCGAAAGTAGGCCGCCGCTCATCGCGAGGCCGGGCAACAGAAGTGGGTTGCTCACCGGGCGCGCTGCCGGCGCAGCCAGCAAACCAGGCAGCACCTTCTGCGCGGCGCGCTGGCTCACACTGAGATTGATGCCCTGCAGCGGATCGATGATTGCGGCGCGGCCGAATGGGATCTTTCCGGCGATGCCGTTGAGCATGTCCATACCCCGACCGAGCAGGAGCGCCCCGCTGTTGCTGTTGTTCACTGCCGAGCCGATCGGTTGCGACTGCATCAGGCTCGCCACGCGGCCCGCGGCCTTGAACTGCGCCACTTCCTCGGGCGAGAAGAACAGCCGCAGCTTGTCGTCGCCGATATTCTTGAGCGCGGCGTTCAGCGCCGATTGCGACACCTTCCCGGTCTCGTCGGCCGAGCCGCTCAGGGCCTGCTTCTTGATGTGCGTGGCCAGGGCGTCGCGAATCGTCGCCATCCCTTGCGGCCCAACCTCTTGCGCGACAGAGCGCGCGTCGTTGAGCGTGCCGTTCAGGATGAAGGACTGCGCGAGCTTTTCCGGGTCCGCGGTGCGCGCGTCGCCGAGCGCGGTGCGCACGAGGGGCGTGCTCTCGGCGTAGCCATACTTGGCAGCCGTCGCGCGGCGCGCGGTGTCGATCGCGTTGATCGCCGAAGCCGGCTGCCCGTCAGCCTGACGCATGGCAGACGCGAGGCCCGCGGTCACCGGCGCGGTGCCGAAGTCGATGCCACCCGGGTTCGTGATCGGCCGCATCGGCGCCGAGTCGAGGCCCTTGATCGCCGCGCGCGCCGCCGCCGCTTCGTTGCCGCCCTTCGCGAGCTCGCCCGAGAGCAGCGAGCGCAGGTTCTTGTAATGCTGAGGGGTGAACGGCTGCGCGCCGGTCTGGAACGCACCCATGTAGTCGGTGACCTGCTTCGGCAGGTAGCCGGTCAGCGCTTCGTCGGAGACGCTGGCCATCGCGGCGTGCAGCGGTTCGTTCGAGATCGGCGCTTTGTAGCCCGGCATCGCCTTTGCAGCGTCCCACGCGGTCTGTTCGGCGTTCTGCAGGCCGCCGTAGGTGCCGGCGATGCGATCGCGCACGACCTGCCCGGCGGCGATCGGCGCCGTTTCGGTGCGGCCGCCCAGGTCGTTGAGCCGCCCGATCAGCGTCGAGTTGTTCCGGTTCTGCATCAGCGGCAAGCCGTGCAGTTCGCCGTCGGCGCTGTTGGCCGCCATCTTTGCGAGGTTCTGTTCGCGCGTGATCTGCACCGGGTTCTGCGACAGCATCCCGCGCGTCGGCGTTGCGCCCACAGTGCGGAAGTCGGCGAGGCGGGACACAGCGGCCGGGTCGAGATCCTTGCCGGCCTGAAGCGACGATGCGAGCTCGGCGCGCAGCGACTGACGAACCTGCGCCGGCAACTGGTTGTAATCGGTGCCGGCCTGCTGCAGCACCGACGTGAGCTTGATGTCGAGATCCTCGGGAGACATGGGGCGCAGACTGCCCAGCATGCCGCGGCCGGATGCCAGGATGCTTGCGCCTACGCTCGGCACAGCAGCCCCCGCCACGCCGCCGAGCAATGCCGCGCCCGCCTGTTGCCACTGGCCGCCGCCGGCTTCACGCGATGCGCCACCGGCCAAGCCCGCGCCGGCCGCGCCGGCCAGTTGCTGGGCAGGATTCGCAGCGAGGCCGCGCAAGAGATTTGCGCCGGTCGTGGTGGCAGCGCCAGCCGCAGAGCCCGCGGCGCCGGCCATGCCGCCCGCACCGGCCACCAGCCGGGATGCGTCGCCGATCACGCGCTCCGTCGAGTTCTGCGGCGATGGCAGGCCCATAGCGTCGGCCGCCTGCGTTGCGAGTGCACCCAGCGGCTTCGTGCGGCCCGTCATGCCGGTGAGGCGGTCGGTGATGTAGCGCAGGGGTTCGGTGACGACCTGGGCGGTGTTCGCGATGCCTTCCATGCCGTAGCGTGCGGTGAGCCCGAGCTGGCGGGGCACGTCGTTGAGCGCGCGACCGGCGGAGACTGCGGTCGACGGTGCGGTCGCGGCTGGAGCCTCGCCACCCGCGATCTGCCCCTGCAGCATCTGGAACGCCTGTTCCTGCGTAGCGCCCTCGGGCGCGCCCACTTCGTAGCTCTTGCCGTCTGGTGCGGTGAATTCGAAGGTTGGCATCACTTCACCTTCACAGACCAGCCCGAAGGCAGCGGGGCAAAAGTGCCCGACGCACCGCCAGAGCTTTCAGCGGGGCCGCCGTTCAAGTTGGCGTACTTGCCTTGCAGCCGCTTCACTTCCTGTGCCGCGGCCAGGCGCTGCGCAACCGGGATCGAACGATCTGCCGCGCGGCCTGCCTGCAGCTTGTATTCGAGGCGGTCGCCGTCGGACTGCGGGCCTTCCATGCGCGGCACGTTGTTCACCAGATCGCCGGCCACGATGTCGAGCTGCGCCGAAATCTCTGCGCCCTTGTTGCTCTGGCCGACGAGGTTCATGCCCTTGTCCAGCAGCTCGCCGACGCCGCTGGCGGTCGGACCCTGTTTGAGCAGCGTGATGGCGCGGTCGGCGGCGGCGATCATCTGACCCGCCGACTTCACCTTCTTCTGTCCTTCGGTGTCGCGCACCACATCGGCGGCGGCAGTGCCTTCGGCGGTCTTCATCTGCGCGGCCTGCTGCGCTTTCTCGGCCGGCGAGAACTCGAGGCCGCCACCAGACACACCAGCAGTGGCCGGTGCCGCAGCCGGCAGGCGGCCGATGACCGGCGCAGCAGGGGCAGCGGCGCCGCCGTACCGAGCCAGCTGGTCGGTGGTCGTGGCGATGTGCTCCTGCAGCATCGACCGGTCTTGCGGCGTCAGGAACTTGGCCTTTGCTGGGTCTACGAGGTCGCGCTGTGCCGCAGCAATTTCGCGGCGCGCGGCGTCCGGGTTGAAACCCATGTCGGTGCGCGTGCCAGCGGCCATCGCGGCTTCCGAAGTGTTCGTCGGGCCGGCGCGGCCGATCAGCGGTGCAGGCGTTGCGCCACCGGCGGGCGGTGCAAGGCCGATCTCCTGCGCTTGCGACTGGCCGCCCATGCGGCCGCCATCCATGATGGTCGGGCGTCCAGGGGTAGCCTGCGCCCGGATGAGCGCGTCCTGCGCGGCATATGCGCCGGCCGTTCCCAGCGCGCCCTGCGGCGCCTGGATGCGCACGCCACCGGGGGCGGAGGGGTCAGGCAGCACCAGCGTGCTGACGCCGTTCGCGGACTGCTTCAGGCCCGGCAGGAAACCGGGCTGCACGCGGTTCGCGTCGTAGGCATAGCCGTCGTTCGTCTTCATGTCCGGCCGGCCAGCCTTGAAGAGCATGTCGGCGATGCCCTTGCCGCCGTTGCTCATGTAATCGGCGACCAGCGCGTCGGCCGGAATGTTGAACTGCTTTGACCACTCGGCGAACTTGCCCTGCGGCGGCGGCGGATCGTTCGGACCCTTGCCGACGGCGGCGTGCAGCACCGCACCAGGTGCGACGGGCTCGCCTGCGGTGGGCGATGCGCCAGCACCAGGTGCACCAGCAGCGACCGGCGCCGTGGCCCCTGCCCCGCCCATGTAGTACTGGTCCATCTGCTGCTGCCGCGCGAGCGCCGCGCTGCGTTGCGCCGCCTGCGACTTGTTCTCGTCGACCTGCGATTGCAGCAACGAGTTCTGCAGGCGCTGGTGCTTGTTCGCCGCCACGTTGCCGACGCCGCGCGCGAGCGATGCGCCAAAGCCGGCCGCGTTCGGGTCGGTGGTTGGGCCGCCCGCTGCGAGCAGGCCGAGACCGAGCGCCGCTTCGTCGGAGGACAAAAAATCGAGGAGTGAGGCCATGTCGTTTCCTTACCAGGCGGGGCCGCCGCCACCGCTGCCATCAGATGCGGCCGAGCCGCCCGTGCTGCCGTTGCCGCCGTCGGCCGCACCGAAGCCTCCGTAGCCACCGCCGAGCAGGCCGCCACCAACTGAAGCGCCGCGGCCGTACTTGTTCATCGGGTCGGCGCCGCCGTAGGCGAAGTACTCCGACATGTCCTTGTAGGCTTGCGTGCCCGGCTTTGGCATGTCCATGCCGTACTTAAACGACCCGTAGGAACCCACGCTGTCCCATGGCGTTTCTGGGGTCTTCGGGAACATCTGCGCCATCAAAGCTTCGGCGTCGCCGCCGGTGTTGTTCCAGTTGGAAACGATCGGGCGGTTGTCGCCTTGCTGCGTGAACTTCGGCGCCTCTGGCTCCAACTGCTTGATCGAGGTCGCCTCTGCGACTGGTGCTTGCGCGCTCAACAGGCCGAGCAGCCCGCCACTCCCGCCGCCACCGGTGCCATTCCCGGCACCGTTGAAGTTGTAGGCGTTGGGCTTGGCGAGCGGCGCCAGCTTGTTGTAGCCAAGCGGCTGGTTGCTGATCTGGCCAAGCAAGTCGGGCACCAGCGCGCGCGCGTACTGGCTCAGGCCGTAGCTGTTGTCATACGCCGCGGTCTGCCGAGCACTGAACGGGTTCTTCTGATACTGGTTCTGCAGGTTCTGGCCCTGCTCGATGTTGGACATCAGCCACGGCGTGGCGGGAGCCCAAGGCGTCTTGGTCTGCGTCTGCTGCTGCGCGCCGGCGCCGCCGTTCTTGTCGCTGCTCAGTGCCGAGCCGACCAGGCCGACGGCCGCGCCGCCCACTGCTGCCCAGCTCACGATTGCACCTCGAGTGCGGATTCGATGCGTGCCATGTCGGCCTCCGTTTGCTTGGTGAAGTTGAGGTAGTCGGCCGGCGTCTGCGCGATGAACTGCGCTTCGATGCGGGCGAGATCGGTTTCGGTGGTGTTGTGGAAGCAGGTCCAGACCGCGTCTTCCAGCACAACCGCCACGCGGCGCGCGCCAGGCGGGGCGACGATGTGGAATCCAGCCGAGACCTCGCGCACGGTGCCGTCGTCGAGGTAGAGCGCCATGCGGCCCTTCGAGAGGATCGACAGGTTCTCGAATTTGTGCACCTTGCTCGTCACGAGCGTGCCCTTCGGCGCGCGCATTTCCCGCGCGTAGATGCCGGGCGCGTAGTGGTGATGGGTCGTGATGCCAGCGGCGGCCGGGTCTGCGTTGCCAGCGGCGCGCATGGCCTCTTCGAGCGCGTCGATCCTGGCGTCGCGGTCGGGACCGCCGAGCGACAGCACAGGAGCATCAGGGACTGCGTACAGCGTGCTCATGCCCACCAGCTCCCGCTTCCGCCACCGCTGCCACTCGCTGGGGCGCTACCGGAGGAACCGCCTCCGCCCCCGTTCCACCAGTTCATCGCCGACTGACCAAGCTGCGCGCCGCCGAGCGCCGACGTGACAGGATTGCTGGTGGTGCCGACCGTGCCGCTGCTCGTGGTCGACCCGAACCCGTTGGCAATCCCGTTCGATGCGTTCTGAAACTGATTCCAGTAGTTGAGCGGCGTGTTCTGCTGCGAGGTGCTGTTGTTCACATCGGCCGCGTTGTAGCCGCCGAGCGTGCCCACCAGACCCATGCCGACCTGCAGATTGTTCATGTTCTGCGTGTACGCATCGTTGTAGACGTTGCGGTCGAAAGTCTGCTCGTACTGGCGCGAGTTCTCGTTGAGATTGTTCTGCCACTGGTACATGCCCTGCTGCTGCGTGTAGTCGTTGAACCGCAGCTTCGACGACATGTCGCCCAGATTGCCCTGCAGCTGGTTCTGAGACGCACGGGTCATCTCGTCCACGCCAGAGTTGCCGAATGAACCACTGCGCAGCATCGCCGCGTTCATCGCAGGCGCCGCGGTCTGGTTGTAGTTCTGCACCATGTCCTTCGACGACGAGTCGATGATCTGCTGCAGGTACGGGTTGTTGCCGCCCAGAAAGGGGTTGCCGAGTCCGAAATTTGAAAGGTCTGCCATGTGGGCTCCAGCGCTTCGCAGCGTTTGGTGAGGGGGTTAGGTTCCGGTGAGCTCCCGGCACTGCACGAACGTTCCGGGCGTACCCGAGACGACGCACCGCCAGCCGGCGATCGTGTATTGGTTGCCGACCGTGCCAAGCACCGCCGGCGCGCTGTTGCGCACGAAGTCGCCGCGCGCCCACGACCCGGTGGTCGGCGCCGAGATCGCGGCGTTGTCGATCGCGACCAGCCGGCCATCGGCGAGCTGGTTCACTTTCATCGACACGGCTTGCAGGATCGCCTGCATCTGCTGCACGAGCGACCGCTCGAAGGCGGTGGTCGGGTTGGACGGCAGCGCCGGTTTTTCAAGCAGCCTCATCGCCCGCCCACCTGTTTCAGCGGCAAGTCGTAGCCGGTCTCCTGGTGGTCGCCCGTGAAGTCGAAGCGCACGCGGTGATAGCGCGCGCTCTGGTAGAGGTCGAACTTCCCTTCGTTGCGCGGGCACACCGCGCCGGCGACGAGCGGCTCGCCCTCGTTCATGGCGTAGAAGCCGGTGGCGTTCGCACTGTCAGGCACGCGCGAGAAGCGCACACGCGCCTGCTCGATCATGGTCACGGCTGCGTCGTCGCCGATGTCGCTGGTGGTGAAACTGGACGCGCCCGTGGCGCCGTTCATTGCGACCAGCTGGTTCGAGGCGTTGAAGTAGGAAGGCGTCTGGCCGCCCGAGGCCCAGTACTGCGAGTCGAAAGGGATGTTCGGCAGCGCGTCGATGGTCGCGGCATAGGCGTTCAGGCCGTCGATGGTCACGCCCGGCGCGATGTAGTTCAGCGGAGCCTGGATCACGACGTCGGAGACGCCCCATTCCTTCTTGCCGACGTGATAGACCAGGCACGCATCGCATGCACCGGTCGACGTCAGCGACGGATAGTTCACGCGCACCAGGTTGTTCTGCTTGTCGTAGACCACCTTGGTGCGGTAGCGGTAGGTCGGGCTGGAGTTGTCGAGGAACCACTGCCGCGTGACGCCATCGCCGACAGGCTCGGGCCGCGTGCCGTCGAAGATCCAGAAGTTGTCGTTGCCGACGATGAAGTGCCGGCCGCCGATGTCGCAGACCGCTTCTTGGCCCACCGCACCGGCCTCGCCGCCGGGAACGAGGTTCCACTGCCAGACCACACCGCCGGCGCCCGCGAACACGCCGAGGAAGATCGCGCGCTGCTTGTAGGCAACCACGTAGTCGCCCAGCGTCTGCGCGGCCTGGATGGCGCCCTCGATCGCGATCAAGCGGCCGGTCTGCGCGGAGGTGGCGACGCTCGGCGTCCAGTTGGTCTGATCGCTCTGCGCGCAGCACCACCAGCGATCGGGGGACGGGCCGTAGGTGCCCTCGTTCGTGCTGAACGCGATCACGAAGTTGTTCGAGGCGCTGACGACGATCTTTGCCTTCGGCGCGCCTGCGATGGCGGCGAACGCGCCCGATGCGCTGCTCTGCATGGGGTCGGCGAGGTTTGTAGCGACGGTGGTGTCGCCGAACTGCGCGAAGCTCCAGCGCGATTCACTCGATCCGGTATAGGCGACGCCACCCGCGCTGCGATCGGTCCAGGCGGCCGACAGCAGCTCATAGAGGCGCGTCTGTGTGCCAGCGAACACCCGGCGCGAGCCATCAAGGCGCGTAGCCACCACGGCGCCACGAGCTTCGGCGGCCAGCGCAGGAGCATTCACCGCCACCGGTGACGGCGCGCCCTTGTAGCCCGCAGCAAACGGGATGACGTTCGAACACGCGGTCAGGATGCCGGGCGTGGTCGGATCGCTGTCTGGCGAAAACCCCCGGATCGGATTCATGGTCATCGCGGTCGCTGCCTCAGGCTGGCGCCGCTCGACATGGCGCGCTGGTCGGCGCTTTCCATCTCGCGGATCGCCTTGTCGAGCAGCACACCGTAGCGCGCCGCCTCTTCCGGGTTCTTGACGAAAATGTAGGCTTCGACCAGCGCGGCGTAGAGGTAGACGCTCGGCGCCTTCGTGAGCAGCCAGTTCGTCGGCGTGATCGCCAGCGCGGCCGCACGCGCGTAGTAGCGGGCCGAAAACGCCGTCGAGGCGCCAACGGTCTGCCCATAGATGAAGGTGCGCCCCTCGATCGAATAGACGTTCGGGCGGCCCGGTGCGGTCAGGTCGGCCAGCTGATCGGCCGCCATGTAGTCGAGCCGCATGTACCCGGCGGTCGTGATGCGCTTGAACTCGAGGAAATCGGCCGGCAACGCCACGCTGTTGGCGCCGTTGGGCACGGTGAGGGTCAGCGTGGTGATCATGTCGCTCACGCGCAGGTCGCGCCAAATGCGTTCCTCACCGAGCGCGATGAAGTCGGGGATGCGGCTCGTCACCAGCGCATCGCCACGCGCGAGCCAGCCCTGAACGCTGGTCTGCAGATCGGTGTAGGTCGCGAGCGGCATATCAGTGCTTCTTCAGGTAGGGCGAATAGCTCACGAACTGCGGGTGCTCGCGGAAGAAGCGCTGGATCGCCTGATTGCGCTGGTCGCGGTCGGTGATCGCCGCGATCGCTGGGTAGTACAGGGCCGGGATGTGGCCGACAAGGCGTCCTTCGCCCCAGTTCTTGCCCTCAGTGGCCTCGCGCATCTGCTGGACGTGGGCCAGCACGGGCTCCATGTCCTGCGTGCGCTGCGTGATGAGGTCTTGACCCTCGAAATGCAACGTGGTGCCGACCGCAGACGTGTGGTCGGGCGCTTTTTCGACAAAGCTGACGTTCTCGGAAAAGCCGTTTTCTTTTTGCATGGTGTGTCCAATGAAGAAAGGGCCCCCGAAGGGGCCCCGAGGTCATCAGCCGCCGGTCAGGTCGGCGATCTTGAACTGGCAGTTCTCGGAAGTGACACGCACGGTCGCATCGACGATCACTTGCGCCTTCGTGTTGTCGCCGGTGTTGCCCAGCTCGTCGGCGAAGAACGGCCGCAGGTAGGCGATGTCGATGTAGTCGGGGTTCAGGCCGAACACCATCGTCGAGCCGGCCATGATGTAGTGAGGCACGACTTCGAGGTTGCCGAAGTCGGACACGTACACATCCGCGCCGCCGATGATCTTGGCCTGGCTGGTGTCCTTGCCCTTGCCGCGATTTCGACGCGGTTCACGGCGATGCCTGCAAAGCTGGAGAACACGCCCTTGTGGTTCGGCGACATGTAGACGGCGGGCGGGATCATGCCGCTGGCGATGTAGGCGGCCTGATTGGCAGCCTTGATCAGCGCTTCAGTCAGCGCGCGGCCGGTGCCTGCCGTCGGTGCCGTGGTCGGTGCGCCGCTGGTGTGCGCAACGGTCGAGCCGCCGGCGCCGTGCTGCGCGTTCGAGTAGAGCAGCACACCCAGGCCGCCCGACTTCGATGCGACGCCGCCGGAACCTGCGATGGCCGCATTGGCCGAGACGACCATGGCTTCCATGTCGCGCTGCAGTTCCTTGTACGCCTTGGCCTTGTTGTAGGCCATCGCGGACTTCATGCCGGCCTTCTTGACCTTCTCGGCACGGCCCGACACGCTGATGGTGTCTTGGAAGATCTGGCACACGTTGGCTACGCGCTGCGGCGGGGTCTTCGCGCTGGCGGTGGCGTCGTCGCCGTCGAGGGCCGCGTTGTCCTTGTTGGGGGCGCGCAGGCTGTCACGTTGCCACTCGTGGTACGTGTTCTCGGCGGTGGCCTTGCCGGCGGCCGAGATGATCGGCGTGCTCTCCGGGTTGGTCATCGTGATCTTGTCGATCAGGTCTTCACGGACGTTGGTGTTCGCCGTGAAGCGGGTGTAGGTATTTGCGGGGACGGCCATGATGTGGCTCCTTCAGGTGTTCGAGGTCAGACGAACCTGGCGAGGTCGCGCAGGCCGGCATTGCCGGTGCGGAACTTGTCTTCCAGGCGTTTGTTGGTGCGTTCCTGCGGGGCGGCGGCTTGCCGTTGAGCAGGCAGGCGCGGAGCGGCGGCGACCTTCTTGGTCACGGCACCAGCCTTTGCCTTCAGCGCGCGATACGCGGCGGCGTCTTGCATGATCAGCACGACCTTCGGATCGGTCACGGTCGCGAAACGGTTCTTGTCGACCCCGTAATGCGTCGCGATGTCCTCGAAGATCTTCGTCAGCTTCGGCTTGTCGATGCCGTGCTGCCCGAGCACACCCCATGCGGTCGAGAACGCTTTCCGCTGGACTTCGCCCTGTTCCTGCTCGCGCTGCTGGGATGCGCGCTGGCTGGCCTGGTTGAGTTCCTGCAGGACTGCGTTGATCTGCTGGGTGCGTGCGGTTTCCGCTGCCCATTCCGACGGGTTGGTCTGCGCGAGCTGCGCCATTTCGGCAGGGGTTTTGAGCCCAGCCAGACGCGAGACGGTGTCATGCGCGAGTTGCGCCTGTTGCAGGAAGAAATTCCGGCCTTCGTCGATCTTCTGCATCGCCGTGGTCTGCACTTCGTCGCGCTGTTGCGCGAGTTCCTGCGTCTTGCGGGTGTAGTCAGAATGCCGCTGATAGCCTGAGATCAGTTCCTTTTCGTCGACCTCGATGGTCGTGTCGGCCCCGTCTTCGCCTTTGATGGGGACTTTGAATTTGAGGCCGGTCGCCGGCTTGGCGGGTGCGTCGGGATCGGCTTCGGACTCGTCGTCCTCTGCGTCATCCTCTGCCGGGTCGTCCTCTGCGGTTTCCAGGTCGGAGTTGTCGGGCTCGTCGCCCGGCTCGTCGCCGTCGATCGGTTCGATGGGAGCGTCGGCGCTGCCGTCGTCCGCTTCCAAAAACGCGATCAGGTCATCGCCTGCGTCCGGGGCGTCGAGCGCTTGTCCGTCGATTGCCATGATGCTTGCTACTTTCAATCAGCCCAACCTCTCAAACACCTGAGGCCGGGAAGGCATGTTTCACAACAGAGGCCGAGATGCGCTGGTGTTAGCGCCTACGAAATTCTACGAACGACACGCGACATCCGCGACTCTTTTCGCTCGCTGTCAATGGAGATGCGCGCATTGGCCGCCTTGCCGTTCTCGAAGATGCCGAGCAGCACGCGCTCAAAGCTGTCTGTGATGCGCGCGGCCTGCACGGAGAGCATCAGGCCCTCGGGGTCACGGATGGGGCATTCCTTGATCGCCTGTGCGCACGAAGCCTTCATGCGGGCGAGCGCTTCGACGACTGCGGGGTTCTCCAGCGCCTGCCGCGCGTAGAGGCCGAGGTCGGATTGATGTTGGTCGGAGGTCTTGTCGGTCATAGGAGTAGCAGCGCCAGGACGTCGCTTTCATCGCGCATGCGGCGCATGAGTTCAGCGGCCTCTGCTTGGGCGTTGATCTGTTGGATGCGCAGTGCGATCTGCGCGAGGAATTGCTGTGAAGGGTCGGTCGCGGCCGGCATGACAGGACGCTCGGCGAGCCAGCGGTCGACCAGCTGCGCGAACGACTGCTCGGCGGCTTCCGGTTGCTCGAGCACCAGTTCAGCGGCTTCGACCTCGATCGCCTTGGCGCGGCGCTGAGCGCGGTCGTGCGCGGGCTTGACGAAGCGGTCTGCCTTGGCGGCCAGTGCGCGCTGGAGGATGGGGATGTGGTTCGGGTCGCGACGGTAGCGCGGCGCGCCGCCAATCGTGAACTCGACGACAGGGCCAGCACCAGGGTCTGGAGTGGGTGGGACGACGCCGCCGAGGCCGGCGAAGAGCAGGAGCAACATGATCAGGCCAGCCCTGCCGCCTGAGCGTGCGCAAGGACGCGCGCCGCGGACAGCGTCGAGTTGTAGATCGCCACCTCGTCGATGGTGCCCTGCAGGTACTCGGAGAAATTGTCCTGCCCGATCCGCAGCGAGTTGTTCGACTCGGTGAACGTGGTGTTCGTGGTGCCGGTGCCGGCGGCGACGCCGTTTACGTAGAAGGTTGGCACGCCGGCCGCGCTGACCGTCACGACGACGTGATAGGTCGTGTTTTCCGAGACTGTGACGCTCGACGATCCGAGGTCGGCAATGTTGGACCGCAGCCAGTTTAGAACGCCCGTGCCGGTCCCTGTTCCCTTGATGCGCAGGTACGCGCCGCCCGCGGCCTTGCTGATCACTGCCAGGTTGTTTCCCGACGTGAGCGAGCCAGGCGTGATGCGGACGATCGCTTCGTAACTGAACGAGCTACTGTACTTGTAGGCGGTGGTCGAGACATCCACGTTGCCGGACCCGGACAACGTGATGGCCTTGTCGCCAACGTCTTGCGTCAGGGTCGCGACGCTGCGCGTCACGGTGCCGCTTGCCACGCCCGTCTCGGCCGGCACGATCGTGTTCACAAAGTTGCCCGCGGCCTCGTCCAGCCGGAAGTACGCGGCCGGCGCGTCTGTCATGACCGCATCGCGGTACGGCGTCGAGCTCGCGGCAACGAGTGGCGCCAGGCCCTTGCGCAAACGCGCGACGAACATCACCCCGGGCGCAAGCGCAGCAGCCACGGGGAAGCTCATCGGCATGGTGTCACCACTCCCGTGCCGAGAAGGCTTGCGCCGTCGTGGCGCCGATGATGCTGATCGCGGTGGTCGGGCAGCCGCCATACGGCGATTCGTAGTAGCCGCCGGCCGGTAGCTTGATGCTCGGCTGCGACTGCACCGCAGTGGCGAGGGTGTTGAACCACAGATCGCCGGCCGAATTGTTCTGGATCAGGAAGCCGCGCCGGGCCGCGTTGATCGCGAATGGCGTTTGCGCCGTGCCGCCCGCGGTGATCGTGCCGCTCTTGTCGGTGTGGGTCGCCGCTGCGACACCGGTGTTGCCGATCAGGTTGGTCCCGGCCGGCAGTGCGGTAACTGCAACCGTGCCGCTGACGGGCTGGGTCGCCGAGACCTGAATCGCCGGAATTGGCTCACTCACGTAGCTGGACGGGTTCAGGATGTACGCGGCAGTGCCTGAGGTATGCGCGGTCGCGCGAACGCGAAACCAGGCGTAATCGGAGACGTTGACTTGCCACATGTAAGCAGGGGTCGCGGCCAGCACGCCCGATGCTGTCTCGACTGTGTTGGCGTTGGAGCGCACGACCTGCACGCCGTACCACGTACCGTCGCTGCCGGTCGTGCTGTTGTTCGATGCCTCGAACGTGACGTTGTGGCCGACGAGTGCGGCCGCCACCATCGAGATGGAAAGGTTCGACAAACGCTTGACTTGGAGCGCCACCACGCCGCCATTGGTCGTGATGTTGCCCGCTGTGCTGGCGATGTCGGCTGGTGTAACTGAGACCTTCAGGCGCCCGCCGTCGTTGAACAACAGGGGATGCGCGGCAAGGTCGGCGGCGTAGGCGGTATCTGCATCGCGCCGGATGCCGCCAACTGGCAGCGGTGCCGCCGCCGACGCATCCGCAGCTACGCCGTCGGCGCCAACCGCGATTTTGATTCGCTGAAACTGCACGCCGCCAACGTCGTCGGTCGCGATGACTGCCCCGGTGCCGGGAAGGGTGACTGTGTCGCTCATGCGGCCCCCGTGATGTTGCCGGCGTCATCGCGCTGGATGGTCTGCGTCATGTTGCCCTGCTGGACGCCGACGGGCGCCCCGGTGGTCGGATCACGCACCAGGATGCGCGGCGCGGTGATGTGGCTCGTGAGGGCGGCCAGCGCATCCATGACGGGCGCGATCGGGTCTGCCTGCTCGTAGGGCATGCCGGTGACGGGATCGATGTCGATGCCGCTCGGCAAGCCTTCGGGGTGCGCGATACGGGCCGTGATCACGCGCGTGCGGTTGTCGCGGATGTTGATCTGGTCTTCCGCAGCGATGCGGGCCAGCTCGAGCTCGTGCGCGCGGGCCGCGGCGGCCTCCTCGCGTTGTGCGTCGCGCGCGTCGTTCGTGGCCTGCAGCGTCGCCTCGTTTTCCTGGCGACGCTCTTCGATGCGCTGCTGAAACGCGGTTTTCTGCGCGTCCTGCTGCATGCCGAACTCGGCTTTCTTCATGTCGGCCTGCGTCTTGAGCTGCGCGACAGCCATCGCGGTCGGGTCCGGCTGCGGCGGTGGCGGCTTCGGCAGTTGCGCCTGCGGGCCCGGGTCCTTGATGAAGTCGCCAACATTCTTGAAGCCCAGCAGCTGGATCATCTTGGCCTGCGACTTGTAGATCTGTTCGGGCGTGACGAACATCTCGCCCATCGGGCCGGTCGCCATGCCCATCTGCATCTGCGTGATCTTGGCCAGGCCCATGATCTGCTTCTCGGCGTCGCCGGTGCCCAGGCCGACGTTCGTGGTCAGCAGGTACTGGTCGGTCCACTCGTTCGGGTCGAGCTTCAGGAACTGATCGCCGAGCCGGAAGGTGATCGGGTCCATGTCGCCCGAGGTCAGCAGGCGCAGGATGCCGCGGAAGATCGGTTTCAGCACGGTCTCGGCCATCACTCGAGCGATCAGCTTGATGCGTGACTTCGCGGCGTTGTTGAGCTGGCCGGCTTCGTAGGCGGTACGGTCGGTGCGCAGCGCGTTGGGGTCGATGCCCTGCTGCATCTTGCTCACGCCGGTGCGCTTCTCGCCCATCTGGTCGAAGTACTCGAGCACGCTGAGCGCCTGGCCGCCGATGAAAGGTGTCGCGTCGGCCCCGAGTGCGCCGATCTGCTTGATGCGCACCAGGCCACCCGGGCGCCCGTCGAGCAGGTCGTCGATGTCGGCCAGCGGCGCGCCGTTGCTGTCCTGAAGCACGGTCTGGCGCGGGTTGTTCGCCAGCGTGGCGTTGTTCACCACCGCGCGCGTCATCTCGGTCTTGAGCATCTGCAGGTCGCTCATGATCTCGGCAACGCTCATCCCGTCCCATCGGTGCGGCACGAGGATCGGGGAGCCGGTGGCGATCGGCACCTCTTCGCATTCCTCGTTGCTCAGGATCTTGTCGGCCAGGCGGTAGATCTCGCGGCGCTCGGCCACGCCGTCGCCGTCGTAGTCGACCAGCACCCATTCAATGCGCAGAAAGCCGCGCGTGAGGCTCTCGTCGTCGCGGTCAACCTCGTTGCGGTTCTGCGCCGGCTCGTCGCTGATGCCGCGGCGGTCAGCGCGCATGTCATCGTCGTTCTCGCCCGGGTTCGGCTGATTGCTGGCCGCGAGATCTTCGGGTTCCAGCATCTCGCCGTCGACCTTGACCACCAGGCCCATTTCCTTCAGCTCCGACCAGGTGACCTCCATCGAGCGCGCGACATACGGGCACTCGTCGAGGATCGGGGTGGTCCAGCCGCTCTGCACCAGCAGGTCGTTGGGGTCGAAGGCCTCGACGCGGATGCGCTGGCGCTCTTCGGGCCGCGAAATGGTCGCATTGATGATGGTCTGCATCACCGGCTGCCCGTCGACGCCGATCACGGCCTGTCCGGTCGCCGGGTCGATCATGGGCTGCTGCACCTGGTTGGCCGCGACGATCTCGTCGTCGTCCTGCACCAGCATGGTCAGCATCTCAGGGCTGGCGCTCTGCACCGGAATACGGCGCAGCGTGCGAACGGTTTCCTTGCGCCAGTGCACTGCGCAGTTCTTGACCGTCAGCGCGTCCTTGAACGCGGTGTAGAGGATCAGGAAACCGTTGTTGTGTTTGTGGAAGACGTGGTTGACGGCCTGCGTCGCCTCTTCGGCGCCCTTGGCCTCGCCCTCTTCCGTGGGCTCGAACTCCACCGCGTCGGGTGTGCTCAGGAACATGTCGAGCAGGTCAGGCAGGATCCACTCGACCGTGTCCTGAACCTCGCTCGTGACGATGGACGACCAACCCTCTTCCTCGTTCCCGTAGGGAGCCCGGTAGAACTCTTTCAAGGACTGGCGCCGCTCCTGTGCAAGCGTGTTGCCCAGAAACTGCGCGCTGCTGTCTTCCTGCGTCTGCAGGAGCGACAGGAGGGTTACGTCATCCATCTTTGCCACGGCTTACTTCTTCTTCGAGGTCTTGTCGACCACCACAGCGCCCTTGGTCTCGCGCACGATCTGCACGGCCGCGCCTTCCTTCTGCTCGTCGGTCGCTTCGATGTCGCCATTGGGCTCGATGGCCTTGGCGATGCGCGCGAGGTCTTCGGCGGTCGGCTCGGGGTTCATCGGTGTTTCCACGTCGCCGGCGGTGATCACGTTGCCCGTGCCGGCCAGGATCGGCTTGTCGCTTGATGTGGTCGGGTTCGGGGTGTGCGGGTCCTTGCCCGACAGCACATCCGCGGTGAGCTGCTGCTCGGCGTCGAACTTGACCTGTTCGGGCGTGCGCGCGCTGGATGCGGCCACGATGTCGGACACGTTCTCGCCCGATTGCTTCATGCCCATCGGGACAGCCATCGGCGACATGCCGCGGGCTTCATCGGCCTGCAGCTCGCGCGGCGACTTGGCCGGGAATGGGGGCGCGCCCACCACCTGCGTGCCATCGGCATAGGTGTGGACTTCGGACTTCGCGGGCGTTTCCTGTGCGTCCTCGCCGGCGCGCGCAAGGGCCGCGAGGCCCCGTTCTGCGTCGTTCACTTGCTTTGCGGTCGGTGCGGTCATTTGCGGCTCCTTTTGGCTTTCGCCGGGGTTGTAGGCAGCCCACGAAATGCGGGTTGCGAGCAACGGACGGTGTGTCGTTGCAGATGCCGGTCAGGCAATCATTCGTTTGCGATACACGATGGGTTTGGACGGCGACGGCTTGGTGCAGGCGAAGCGTTTCATCATGTTTGCGTAGCGTGTGGCGCTCATCAGGTCGTCGTCGAGCTTCACGATCTTTCCGTCTTTGCGGTGGTACATCCGGAACTCTTCGAACCAGTCACCGAGGTGGTCGAACACCTTGAAGCGGCCGGTTTGCATGCGGTCCAGCAGATCGAGCACGCCGGCCTCGACACTGTTGCCGCCTGAGCCTTCGATCAGCTCGCCCTTGTCGTTCGGTACTGGCGGGTGCGTGGCCTTCTCGGCCAGCATGTGCAGGCCGTGGGCCGCGTACTGATCTTTCAGCGCCTTGCCACCGCCTGCCGCTGTCTCGTTCAGGCCGTCATGCGGCCAGGCCCACGGCAGCCAGTCGCCCCACGGCTTCACGGTCGCCGCGAACAGCAGCGGCGTCTGCTCGCGCTGACGGTGAGCCTTCGTCACATAGATCACGTCGGTGTCGCGGTCCCATGCCAGGTCGACAGCGGCGCTCGGGTGGTCCCATCCGAAGTCGATGCCTGCGATCCGCGCCCAGTGCGCCGGAATTTCCATCGCCGGCACCTTGATGGCCTCTTCTGCGATAGGGAAGATGCGGCCGGAGCCCAGCGTCGGCACGCCGTTCACGCGGGCCTCGCGCTCGTGCGCTGGGTAGCTGCTGATGATCGCGGCGCGCTGCTCGGGCGTGTAGTGCTCGGCGTCGTTGATCGTCATCGTGGTGACGTGCGTACCGGGCACCTTGTCGATCAGGAAGCGCTTCACCGTGCCTGTCATGCCCTTGAGCGGCGTGAAGGTGAGCGCCACGCATCCGCCAGTCGCATTGGTCCGTGTCAGCGCTTCCGTGTAGATCTCCATGTCCGGCTCTTCATCCAGCCAGACCCAATCGAGCGTGGCCGCTTGGAACTTTTCCCGGCCTTGGTCGTAGCTCTTGAAGGTGAACGAAGACTCGCCGGCCTGCAAGTCGCCGCCGCCGCCGTGCCGAACGATCAGTGTGTCGATCGCCTCGGAGACGCCCCGTTTAAGTGAGCGATCCTTGATGGCATCGCGTGGTATCGCGCCGGTGCCTATGTGATCCAACTTGCCGCACAAGATCAGTTGCATAGAGTCGCGCGTGACCTCGGTCGTCTCGCCAGCGCCCCATGAGCGCACGGCGCGGTCCCACGCCCTACCTGCCCACCAGTCCGGGTAGCGGCCGGTGAGGTGCATCGCGGTCTCGAAACCGGCGGACCATGTCTTGCCCAGCTGATTGCCGGCTTTGAGCAATCGCTCCCGGTAAGTCTTGCCAGCGGCGTGGAACTCCGCCTGCTTTGGGTACGGCCGGTACTGTCGCAGCCTGTTGCCGATAACCCTGCGATGCTGCTCCTCCAACAGGCCCAGTTCTTCGAGCTTCAGCGCTCGGATTTGGCCAGGCGCAAGCACTGCGCTCACGGTGCCGGCTCGCCGGTGGTCGGTGGTGCTTCGGCAGCCGCAAGCGTCTCGCGGATCTTCTTCGCGCGGCGGTCGATCTCTTCGTCGGTGAGATTGATGATCGTGGTGGTCTGGTCGACCTGCAGCTTCTCGCCGTACTCGCGGGGGTTGGCCATCTTGGCGCGCCAGCGGTAGTGATGAGCGAGCTCGCGAGCCTTCGACACGTCGATCGCGGTGCGTGCTTCGATGATGACTTCGCTGGCCTTCTCGTCCCATGCGCGTGCAGCGTGGATGCGGGCCTCGCGCACACGTGCGCCGCGTTCGTCGTCGAGTGCGATCCACCGCGCCATCGAACCGGGCGAGATCTTGAGCTTGCGACAGATTTCGTTCTGCGTCTCACCGCCGATCAGTCGGTCGCACAGCGCCTCGATGCCGAGCTTGTCGATCGCGGTCTCGGCTGAGAATTTGACTCCTGTCATTGCCTCAGACCTTCGCAGCCGCGGCGGCCTGCTGGGCAACAAGCCACTCGTCGACCTCGTCCAGTTGCGCCTGCAGCTTCGTCACGGTCTGGTTGCCGGCCTGAAGCGCGACCTTCACCGCGTCGCGGTCGACCTTGGCCTCCTGCAGCTTGGCGGCGATGCTGACGCGCTCACCCTGGGCGAGCTTCAAAACGATGTTGGGCATGGTGAGTTCCTTTTCGGGGGCTGCCGTGGCTTGTCCCGTGCGAAGGCCCTTCCGGCTGACGCTTGCGCGCAGGGCCACAGCGGTTCGCGCTCGCGTCTCGCGACCATCGAGTGCGGATGGTGAGATTCCTGAGCGGTTTACCCGCCGCTCTGCACGCAAGACTGGCGCATCTGTCCGGGGGTGAAAACGACAAAACCCGCCGGCTACCCGACGGGCGAATGTTTTTTTAAGTACTCGATGGCTACATGCATCCGCTGCGTGTCATCGTCGAAATAGCCGAGACCTACATTGCATCGGATGCACAACACGCCCCGGATCTTTTCGGAAGCGTGGCAGTGATCCACAGCAAGCCGATTGGACGAACCACAGATTTCGCACACTTTCCCGTGCCTGAGTTCGGCAGCCTCGGACACCGTCAACCCGTGGCCGCCGACTGAGTCGTGTCGGCCACTCTCGCCGCGATGCTCATTCACAGCAACTTGGCATTTCCAGATCCCGTGCTTGATTCGGATCTTCACCGGCCCGCAATGTGCACACACTCCGGTCTTGCTGTCCGGACATTTGCTCGTGAGCACATGTTTTCTCATTCCCAAGATACGCACTCCGAAACGACAAAAGCCCGCACGAGTAAACATGCGGGCTTGATTGGGTGAATTCGAAAAGGTGACGCGCACGGCTGTGCACGCGGACGCACTGTAGCCGAACGGGCCGCAATCTGCAACGTCATGTGACGACGCCTTCGCGCTGCAATTCCCGCAGCAACTGATTCCGCGCCTCCATCCGCAGCACCTCCAGCTCCCCCGCATCCGTCGGCAGCACCGGCGAGCGCCACACGTTCGCGCGGCTGTGCAGGTTGCGCGCCTCGAACTCGATCACCGTGCGCCAGCGCCTGGGCGTGTTCGGGATGCGGGCGATCGCGCGCTCGACGGCCAGCGTCACCAGGTCGTCGGCCCGGTCGTCCTCGGCGCCGTTCCACCAGTCCTGATGCGATGGGGTCTGGAAATCGCGGCACGTGGCGTCCGAGCCGCTGAAGCCGCGGGTGTGCTGGTAGCCGGCGCGTCGGTCGTGCCACTGCGACAGGAGGCCGTCGACCTTGTGGTCGAGGGTTGGGCGGGACAGGTTCATGGGCGGACCTCACAGACACGCAGCACGCGGCCGCCGAGTTCGAACGTATGGCCGGCCTGCACGCGGAACAGGTCGGGTGGGAGGTTGGTCTGGATCACGACCGTGTGCCAGTTGCCGCGGCCTTTCGGCTTGCAGATGAGCGTCATCACCAGTCCCCCGATGCGCCACCACCGCCGTAGTCACCGCCACCGCCAGACGAGAAGGACGGCGACGGTGCGGGCGGCTCGTAGCTCGGCGCGGGGGCCGGCGGCGCGCTGTAGCTCGGCGTGAAGTCGTAGGGTTCTGGCGCCGGGGCGGGGCTGACGTAGCTGCTGGACTCGCGGCGGCGCGCGGGCGCCTCTTCGACGGCATCACGCTCGCGCCGGCAGTGCCCGCAGCGGTCCGAGGTCAGCGCAGCTCCGCAGCCGGCGCAGGTCGTGCGCTTGGGCGAGTTGGTGCTGCCTCCGGTGCCACCACCGACCAAGCCGACGGCCGCGCCTGCAACTGCGGCCCAGCTCACAGCACAGCCCTCGCGTCACGGATGCGCGCCGCCTGCGCCTTCACCTCGTCGTGCAGCGCGCGCCAGTCGTCGCCGGCCACAGTCGACAAGGCTTTGCGGTACTCGGCCGAGAGCAAGCCATCAACGCCCGATGCGTGGAACAGCCGGCCCTGAGCGAGCGCGCGGACTGCGCAGCCTCGGCACCCGGCGTGCTGGTGCCCGGTGTCGGGGGTGTGGGCTGCGATGGCGCAGGAGGGGCACGTCATGCTGCAACCGCCTCGAATGGCTTCATCGCCACCACCTGCACCGCAACGCCGGGAATCACCGCGTAGCGCTTGCGCACGATCAGGTCGACCACCTGCACATCGTCCTTCCACGCCACGCCGTTGAGCGCATCGCAGATGGCCTTCACGATGTTGTCGATGTCAGGCTTCGTGGTCGGCGCGATGGCGCCCGCTGCCGCATCGCGCTGCTTCTTGCCCGACCAGCTGGCGGCGATCTGGCAGTCGATCCGCATCTTGAGCTCGACCGGGCCATCGAACAGCGCGCGGCCTGCCATGGCTTGCTGTGCGGCCAAAGCCACCAGGCTTTCGTAGTTCACGGTCTTGGCGGGCGTGAACATGCGGGCGTGGTTGCCAACCTTGCCGATGCGTGGCCGGCCCTTGCCGACAGCCTGGCCGGGGACGTGGAAGGTCAGGATCACGGCTTCGCCTCCAGCCCAGCCATGAACGCCACAAACTCGGGTTCGGTCATCGCACGAATGCCGGCCGCGATCACCGTGAACGACTTGCGCGCACCGCTCGGGCGCTTGAACGTTTCGCCGCCCGTGGCGATCTTGCGGTTGTTCGCGCTCGTCACGGTCCAGAAGGTTTCGCCGTTCGTGGCGCGGTGGATGGCGACTTTCATGCTGGCGTCCTCGGCTGTGGAAAATCTGTGGGTAGCGCGCGGGCGCGCGCGGGTGGGGTGTGGAGTGAGATCACGCCACCACCTCATCAAATTGCGCCTGAACCTCAACCCATCGAGGCCTCTCGTTGCTGCTTTCGAGGTACAGCTGGCTGGCCTTGTCGAACCAGAAGGCAAACTTCCCTTCGAACTCAAAGTGGCGCTGCTTCGCGACCCGCACGATGGCGTCGGGCCGGGCCAGGAGCTTCTTGCGCTCGTTTTCGTCGACGTCTTCTGGCGCTTTGCGGGACATCTCGTCCATGAGCTCGTGCTTGCGCTGGTCCTTCCAGACGATCACGAGGTTGTCGACCAGGTCGGTGATCTCGCCAGCGCCCTTCACGTCGAATTTGTCGGCCGGCTTGTGCTCGGTCTCGCCTTTTCGCATGTGCACCACGAGGTGGATGTGCAGCCCGGTGTCGCGCGCGATCGAGCAGAGCCCGTCGACGAAATCCTTCTGGCCGGTGTAGTCGTCGGTGCCCATGCCGCACTTCATGAGGCTGTCGATCACGAGGTGCTCGATGCCCAATTCCTTGCGCACGTAGGTCGCGATGGCGTGCATGCGAGACGGTGCGACTTTGCCGACGTGGTCGTAGACCCACAGCCGGCCATCGGTCCAGGTGTGAAAGCCGCGGATGTAGGGCGCGGCAGGCACGGCAACCGCGGCAGCCTGCCGGCTCATCTTCGCCATGCTGGCCGCCGGTGGCATCTCCAGCGATGCAAGACAGACCTTCCCGCCGCCGTGCATCACGTTCAGCATCGCGTTGCTCAGGAATGTGGTCTTGCCGTGACCGTTGACGCCGGCCCACAACGTGACCTCGCCGGGACGAAGATCGAAGAAGCCGGCCATCTTGTTGAAGCCGAGCGATTCCCAACTCGTCGCGCTGGTTTTGCCGTGGAAGCGATCGATCACCGCATCGCACCATGCGCTGGCTGGTTTGATCTTGGCCGGATCGATCGCGAGCTGGTCGTTCTTGAAATACTGGTCGAAGTCGAAACTGTCGGGAATGAGTTCCATGGTCAGGCTGCTTTCGGTTGGGCTCGGCGAAGCGCACGACTGACCTCGAAGCCGAGGCGAGTGCCGGCCAGGTTCAGCGTGCAGAAAATGAAATCGTGGTCGGGCTCGATGCCGTGCTCGGGGTAGCCCGGCTCGTGGATGCCGCTGCCGCAGTCGACGTCGTGCACGAAGCCTTTCGGGTCGACGAAACGCACGAACAGCGCCGCGGGCTTGACGGCGACGATGTCGTAGGCGACCTGAACCAACCGTTCGATCGGCACGCTGTCGTCAGCCCAGATCCAGACCGCGAGGTTCGCCAGCATTCGCCAGTTCATGCGTTCGATGGGCATGTGCGGCGCCACCGTCAGCACATGCCCGACGAAGCAGAGTTCGTCGCGGGCGGCCACGTCCAGATTCACGTTCACGGCGCTGGCCGGCATCAGCCCTTTGCGGCGTTGCTCGAGCAGCGCGCGGCCGTTGGTCGGGAACCAGTCGCGCTTCATCGGGCGCCTCGATAGGGGTCATCGGTGAGCGAACCACGAGCCTCGGCAGGCTTCAGCCATTCGGCCTGCAGCCCCTGCGACCCACGGGCGCACCAGATCGCCAAAAATCGTTCGAGGCTCAGGCCAGCTTTCTCCGCTTCGGCCCGCACTTCCGCGATCACCGTCGGCGAGACAGTCGCTCGCTTCGTCTTCCGCAACTGCAGCCAGTCCGCCCAGGTTTGCTCGCCGACATCGTCCGGGCGAGGCGGCGCGACAGCGCGTTTCTCTTTCTCCGAAGATGAAGAAGAAGAAGAAGAAGAAGGGCGGGGGTTTTGGGGGGGTTCCTGCGGGGGTTCCGAGGGGGGTTATCACCCGGGGTTTTCTCGCCCTTCGGTCGACCGCCTTTACCCCCGTGTTCAGCCCCCATCGCGCCGAACTCTTTGCCTTTGATTCCGTGCTGCCGGCCGATCTCTGCCCGGGTTTCGCGGACCTTTTCATCGCGCACCATGCGGCGCGAGTAGATCGATCCGTCCTCTGCAACTGACGAAACGCCGGCGTCCTGAAGTTCGGCCAGGTAGCCGCTGCACTCCTTCGCTGACATCCCCACCAGGCGGCCGATCTGCGCGGCGTTCATCGGCTTGCCGTTGACCGTCATGTGTCCGTATGGATCGCACTCGTGCGCGATGCAGAGGATGTTTATCCACAAGCCCTGCGCAGCGACGCTGCACGACTGCAGCGCGGCGTCTTTGCGCCAATCGGCCGGGTAGAACTGGAACGAGGGACGCTTCACGATGCGACCGCCTCCGCCGCAGCCTTCGCCTGCGCGCCCTGCTCCACAAAGAAGCACCCCTCCCCCGCCGCCAGCTCATAGCGATACGGCCGGGTATCCCGCAACTGCACCACGCGGCCGACACTCATGTCGTACTGCAGCAGCGCCGGCACGACTTTGCGATTGATGCCTGTTGCGATCGCCAACTCGGCGGTCGTCGCGGGCCCGGCTACCATCGCGCGGCGCAGCTTCTGCGTATCGCTGACCTCGGTGCGCTTGTCACCACGACGCGGCACAGCACGCCCGTAGGCGCCGCCATGCGGCACGTTGGCGATCTGCGCATCGGCACGCTTCGATATGCCGTGGATCGTGCCGTTGTTGACGCCTGCGGCCAGTTCCGCCGACACCTTCGCCGAACTGCTCGTGCTCAGCTTCTTCGATTTGTGGACGTCCGACCAGTCGATCTGTGCCGGGGTCTCGCGCCAGTCGAACACCGGATGCAGGGCGCGGAATGGGTTCGCGCTCATGACGTGATCCCCCGCAGCGCTTCCGTCAGCACGCGCTTGTCGTGGCGCAGCTGGTGGATCTGTTCCTGAGCCATGCGCAGCGCCATTTCGATCTGCGTCTCGCGCTTGCGCAGGCTGTCCAGGTCATAGCCGCGCTGGTGCACCATCCACAGCAGCGGGGCCTCATTGCCGGCCAGGTCCATGAACAGGTTCAGCTTGTCGTGCGGGAAGTTGTGCTGCCCCGCGTTCATGATCCGCGACCACTGCGCGGAGTCTTTCACGATGCCGGTGGCACCGATGAAATGCTTGTCGTCGTGGCCGCTCAGCGACTGGCAAAGCGCGAGGGCCTTGCTCATCGTGGGCTGCTTGGCGATCAAGGTCGGATCAATCATCAGCATGTCGGGCCGAAGCCCCAGTTCGTGTTGCATCAATCAGCGCTCCGCAAATTTCTTGACCGGTTCTGTCTCGTCGGTTTGGGTAAAAAAAGCTCAATCGGGGCATGTTCAAAACCGCCCACACCCTTGCCGTCGAGTGGCTCGCAGCCCTGCGCAGTGAAGAGCGCAGCGATGAAGCCGACAGCGCACGGGCCGACCAGCACCAGGTGCTCGGTGATGACGGCTGCCGTGGCGGCGTAAGCCCATCCGACTGCACAGACCATCGCAATGGCTCGAATGGGTGCCCGACCCGCGCTGTGCTCTCTTTTCCTTCCCAAAAAATGGGTGGACACAGCGGGGCCGGACGTAAAGGGGCTCACGGGTCAGGCCGCGGGCTGGGTGGAATCGGCGTAGATCTGGTCGAACGTGACGACCTGCTCGCGCTCGGCCGCGAACGCGATGAGCGCCTTGGCGGCTTGCGGAGGCACGGTCTGCCCTTTTTCGTAGAAGGACACGTTGCTCTGCGAGCAGTTCATGCCCTGCGCCAATTCGGCCTGTGTGACACCGAGTCGCTCGCGGATTGCTTTGATGGGGTTCATGAGTCGATATTAGTCGGACTGTTTTATGAAGTCAACAGTCGGACTGTTTGCGACACATGAGCCGCGCTAATAGCCTCCAGCCATGCCCGCAAAAAAACTGACCGCCGAGCAGCAGGCGGATGCCGATCGCCTCAAAGCACTCTTCAAGGCTTGGCAGCGCCAACGTGCAGACCGCGGTGAGGCTTGGTCGCAGGACTACGCAGGCGATCAGCTGGTCTTCGGACAAAGCGCCCTCAACCAGTACCTGAACGGGAAGATCCCACTGAACCCAGAGGCCGCGGCAAAGTTCGCTGGCTTGATCGGGTGCCACGTCGCCGACTTCAGCGAGACGATCGACGAAGAAATTCGCGGGTTTGCTCAGCAGGTCGACCGCCTGAAGCCCTCTCCCCTGCAGCAGATCCCGCGCGTGCGCGCCGCGCAATGGCCGTTCACCCGGCTGGACGAACAGCGGATGCGCTCACTCGATGATGAAAGCGCGCTTAGGCTCGAGACGGCAATTCTCTTGGCTGCGGCCCAGCTCAAGATCAACATCGAGCGGGCCCCTCTCGGAAAGCGCAGGTCCGCTTGAACGCCCCCGCTCTAATCTACGTGCTGAAAAAACAAACACCGGCGCATATTTGCGACGCTATAGGGTGGGTCCGTGGCGTCTGCGTGAAAAACTGCACGTACTGGTGCGCCAGAGTCAGCGAACATTCAGCCTGGGGAGCATTGCCCGACAACTGCGGGCACGCGCGAGAGCGCTGAAGGACCAAAAAGTGAAAAAAAACCTGTTGCTGATCGCCGCCGCGGCCCTGCTCAGTGGATGCGTGACGCCCGGCCCATTTGCGCGCCAGTCGGCCGGTGACGTCGTTGCTTCCGATCCGACGTCCAGCTGCATGGCGCGGCTGAATGGCGACCCTTTCATCGTTGGCCGATTGGGCGAAAAGATGGGCATCGGACGACAGGGCGCACCCACCGTTGAAATGCTGGCGGATCGCACCTACCCCAACGCAACAGAAAAGCAGGCCCTGGGCGCCTACGCGAATGCGCGTGAGAGCTGCATTGCGTCGGGCAGCGACTATCGCCGCCAGAACATGACGCAGCAGATCGCGCAGACGATGGAACAGGGCGGCGCGAGCATGTCGATCCTCGTGGGCAAGCTGTACGCAGGCGACCTTACATACGGCGAGTACAACGCGCGCCGAGTCGAGATCGGAAGCGCTGCTCGGGCGCGAATGTCGGATGTCGAGCAGCAGCAGCGACAAGCATCGGCACAAGAGCAGGCGAACCGTAGTGCGGCATTTGGCCAGGCGCTTCAGAACGCGCAGACGCAGCAGCTGATCCAGCAGCAACGGCGCGCGACTACGACGAACTGCAGCCGCTTCGGCAATCAGCTGAACTGCACCACGTATTAGCGCATCGCTCGCGGCATTCGCGCATCGCTACCGACCCACTGCCCGCCGCGCGCGGGCTTTTTCTTTTCCGACTGTGAAATCTTTATAAGCCCGACTGTTGACATCAACAAACAGTAGGACTAATATTCATCCATCGACACCAACCGATGGAGCCCACAGATGTTCGCCCCCAACCTCGCCGAACTGAACTGCTTCAAGCAGGCCACGGCCAATCTGAACAGCCGTGGGAACCAAGCTCGCGCTGTACTCGCTGAGCTGGACCGCGCACCAGCCTGCCCACGCGGCATGTTCACTTTCGAGTGGCACACCGACATCGACGAGCCGGTCGTCTGCCACCTCGAGTACGAAGCGGCCGAAGAGGCTCAGCCCTACGGCGATGCGCCCTACCCCGGCTGCCCTGAAAGCATCTGCCTGGGCGCTGCTTACCTCAAGGGCGTCGACATCCTGCCGCTGCTGTCGGAAGAGCAGGTCACGCGCATCGAAACGGCGGCGCTTGAAGAGCGGAGTGAGGCATGAGCGCGATCCCCATCCCCCTCGCCAATCTGCTCGAGGCGCAGGCCCTGCTGCTGGAAGCCAGCAACGCACAACCGATCGATTTCGCCGCCTACGAAGGCTCGCTGACCCAGCGGCTCGCAAAGGCAAGTGGCGCGCTGAGCTTCTACACGGCGTGCGCATTGCAAGGGATCACCGTCCCAGTGCAGGAAGCGACGTCATGAACGACTTCCTCACCACCCCACTCACGTTCACCCGCGACCAGCGCACCAGCCGGCAAGTCTGCCGCGACGCCTGCGCGATCGAAGGCTTCAAGCGCCGCGCGCCACTGCACGAACGGATTCTGGTCCGCGTGCCTCGTGCTGGTGATCGCCCTCCCCATTTTCTGCCGCTTCAACTGAGGTTCACATGAACGCCCAAGACACCGCATTCCACTCGCCCATCAATTTGGACGACGCACGCCACTCCCGCCGAGTGCGCGCCGGCCGAGTTGCTCCCGACTTCACTTTCGCTGAGCCGGTCAAGAAGGCGCGACCGATCACGATGCCGGAGACGGCCGACCAGATCACCGAACGCCTCATGCAAAGCCTGCGTGCAACTGAGCCCGTGGCTTCGACTTGGCAGCGCGTCGCGATCTGGGTTGGCGTGCCGGTGGCGTGCTTCGGTGTGGCTGCACTGGTGTTCATGCTGTGAACGCGATCACAGCACCTGAGCTGCTGTCGACCGGCCTGCGCTTCGATCTCGACATCGATGCGTATCACGGCGGGCCCGGCATCAGCAAGACCGGCCTGGACGACATCGCGCGTAGCCCAGCGATCTACCACGCGCTGCACTTGGACCCGGCGCGGCCGGCGCGCGAAACGAAGTCGGGCCAGCTTGAAGGGTCACTCGCGCACTGCGCCGTGCTCGAACCAGCAGCTTTCGCCGATCGCTACATCGTGGGCCCGGCCCTGAACCGCAACACGAAGGCGTGGAAAGAGTTCGTCGAAGCGAATCCGTCGCACATCGCAATCCAGCCCGACCAGTACGACCAGGCGATGCGGCAGGCGGACAGCGTGCGCAAGCTGCCTGAGGTGCGCCAAGCGCTCGACCGCGGCCACGCAGAAGCCTCTGCCTTCTGGATCGACGAAGCGACCGGCGAGCTGTGTCGCTGCCGGCCTGACTGGACGCATACCGCCAGCGAGTCGGGCGTGATCCTGTGCGACCTCAAGACCTGCGGCGACGCCAGTCCGGCCGAGTTTGCGCGCCAGATTGCCCGCAAGCGCTACCAGGTGCAGGACGCCTTCTACAGCGACGGCTACGCGGCCGCATCCGGCTCCGAGGTGCTCGCGTTCGTCTTCATCGCGGTGGAGTCCACGTGGCCCTACGCGTCTTGCGCGCTGATGTTGGACGACGCCAGCCGCGCGGTCGGCCGCGCCGCGTACCGCCGGAACCTGACCACCTACGCCGAGTGCCGGCGCACCGACACGTGGCCCGGCTATTCGTCGGCGATCGAACTCGTTTCCCTGCCCGCTTGGGCGCTCAACCAAGAAAAGGAATAGCCGCATGGCCTCCACCAGCATGACCGACATCGCCGCGGGCAAGAAGCCGCAAAACCCTGTCGCCGCTTTCTCCGGGTTCCTCGACAAGCTCAAGCCGCAGCTGGCGATGGCGCTGCCGAAGCACATGAACGCCGACCGCATGGCGCGGCTCGCGCTCACCGCATTCAGCACCACGCCGGCGCTGCAGCAGTGCACGCCGCAGAGCATCGCCGGCTGCATCATGACCGCGGCGCAGCTGGGCCTTGAGCCCGGCATCGGCGGCCAGGGCTACCTGATCCCCTACAAGAACACTTGCACCTTCGTGCCGGGTTGGAAGGGTCTCGTCGACCTCGTGTCGCGCAGCGGCCGCGCCACGGTCTGGACTGGTGTGGTGTTCGAGGGCGACGAGTTCGAATACCAGCTCGGCGATGCGCCCTTCTGCCGCCACAAGCCCGCCGACGGCGAGGGCAAGTTCTCGCACATCTATGCGATCGGCCGCGTGAAGGATGCGCAGATGCCGGTGATCGAGGTCTGGTCGCGCGGCAAGGTAGAGAAGCACCTGAAGCAGTTCAACAAGGTCGGCGATCGCCACTACGCGAAGGCGAGCGAGTCGAACTTCGAGATGTACGCCCGCAAGGTGGCGCTGCTGCAGGTGCTGAAGTACATGCCGGCCAGCATCGAGCTTTCGAACGCGATGACTGTCTCGCACGCATCGGAAGAAGGCCGCGGCACCGTGATCGAAGGCGACTTCGTGACCGTCTCCGATCCCATCGACCGCGAGACCGGCGAGGTGGCCGCCCCCGCCGCACCGCCGGCCGCCGCTGATGTGACGCAGACCGGCCCGACTTACGCCCAGCTGGTCGACCGCCTCAAGGCCAGCAAGAACCGCGACGAATCCGACCTCGTGATCGACGCCGCGCGCCACCTCCCGAAAGACCAGTTCGACGAGCTCGTGAAGCTGGCCGAGGACGCCACCTGATTCGGCCACCGCGGCGGGGCCGTTGTCCGCCGCACTTTCCTCAACTCTCAGAAAGCACTCATGAAAAAGCACCTTTTTGCCTTGGCCATCCTGGCCGCATCGGGCATCGCATCCGCACAGAGCTACCACGCCATCAACCAGGGCAGCATCAGCAACACGGTGCACGCCGTGGCCGCGGTCAATGGCGCCGGCAGCAGCTACAGCGTCGCCAAGGGTGACGCGTCCAGCATCGCGCACGCCACCGTGAGCACGCTGGGCCTGCCGGGCTACAGCGGCCAGCAGCAAGCCCTGACCGGCAACACATCGACCAGCGTCACCGGCGTGGCCTACAACACCGTGACCGGTGCCGGCGTCGGCAGCGCGTCCTCGATCGGCAACGCGGCGGCCCACGTCGACGGCTGGACCAGCTTCAACACCCCGCACCAGGCGCTCGCCATGAACGGCGACGCGACCAGCACCAGCGGCGGCGCGGTCATCGCAGGCACGGCGCAGGACGGTTTTTTCGGCGGCTCTGCGACGGCCGGCTTTGCGGTGAATGGCTACGTCGGCTCGACGGGCATCCCAGGCGGTTCGCAGATCGTGGGCGGCGTGTTCGATTCCAAGTACGCCACCGCTGACGTGGGCGCTGGCGCCGTGACCTTCCCAGGTGGCGCACCAGCTGGCCAGACCGCAGCAGTGCGCGGCGCGACCGCTGACGGCATCGCACACGCCGCGGGCAGCTTCAGCGACCCGGCCGGCCAGTAAACGAAAGAACGGGCGGCCCTGCGTCAACAGAACCGCCCGCCTTTGCCTCTCAACTTTTCACGAGCACTCACCCATGAAAACCGCAATCGTAATCCTATCGGCCTTCCTGGCAATCCCTGCGATCTCGCAGACCCTCGGCAACACGAACGGCCTTCGCCAAGACGCGGCGGCCAATGCCGTGATCTCGCCCGGCGCGCTGACTGTGAACACCCTGCCGAACTCGCCGATCACCGCGGCCACGCTCGACAACAACATCCACACGAACCAGGCGATGAGCGCCGCTCCCGCGTTCGGCGTGCAGGGCTACGGCTGCGCGAAGCCGGGCTCTGGCGCCACGCTGCAGGTCGCTGGTGTCGGCGGTGCTGTCGCGCTCGCTGGCGACATGGACCCAGGCTGCGAAGCCCCGCGCGACATCAACACGATGGCGATGGTGCCCGGCCAGTTCACCGACGAAGACAAGGCGCGCCGCGCGTGCGCAGTGCCGGCCATTGCAAAGGCATCGCCCGCCAAGTGCCAGCGCCTGCTCGAGTCGGCGCGGATCGCCGAAGGCTTCACCGTCGCGCCCACCGCAGCGCGCTCGCCCATGCCGTGGCAGGCCGGCGGCTGAAAGGCCCTTCAAATGACCCCCACCATCCCCTCCGAGCCGCAAAAAGAAGAAGGCATTGGCACTGCGCCGAGCTATTTCATCGCGAGCCTCAAGCACACCAGCAAGGGCCACGAACACATCACCTTTTGGGCGTCGAACCACCGAGGCTATGCGTTGGCCTTGCCGCGTTTTGGTCGCTACTGCTTCGGTGAGGCAGTGAGCCTCAATGACGGGCTGGACTGCATTGCCGTGCCAGCAGAAGCGATCGAGCCGCTGCTGTCGCCTGAGCCTCATTTCCGCAACGGCTTTGGTGTGGCGGCTCGCTTTTACGACACCCCGGGGCCGGTGATCGACAACACGCGAGCGAACTGGAATCGCCTGATTGCAGCCTCTCTCCCTCGATCCATGCCTGTCAAACCTAAGCCAGAGGTGTTTCGGAAGACTCGCCGCAGTTTTGCACTTGAAGCAGGGAGCACCCAATGAACACATCGCCGGTCAAAGACAGCCTGCCTGAGTTGCCGAAGCCGGACATTTGTGTCGATACGTTCGGCGATGTCACCGCCACAGACAGGCGCTACTTCGTTCGCGGCGACTTCTTTTCCGCCGACCAGATGCGCGAATACGGCCGACTGTGCGCCCTCTCCCTGCACCCAGCACCATCAGCAGCGGAACCGGGGGAGCCGACGTATGCCGAATGTTTTGTGTGCGGCCGATTAATGGATGGCTTGAGCGAAGACGACTGCCACTGCTTTCATCGCAAAGAGATTGCCGCCGCCCCGAGCACTGCGCAAGGGCTGAGTGATGCGGACTCCCGTGCTTTTACCCAGATGGTTAAAGGCGCCATCGAGATGGGTTGGATTAGTGACGACGAAGGCAAGACGTTTCGGGCCATCCTCGCAGCCACCAAGGAGACGAAATGAGCGGCACCCCCACCCTCCCGAATGCCGTTGAAGCCCTCGCGCATCGGATTGCATGGCGCTACAAGAAAAGCAGCGACCCGCACCACAGCGACACCTACACGTTCAACAAGGACACGCTGCTGCAATTCGCCGCCGCCCTCGCATCCGGGGCGACACAGCCGAGCAACGGCACGTTGATCTATGGCGCGCTGACCGACAAGGCACGGGCACGCACCTCGCGCGAGAACATAGACGACGTGCTCGATGCACTCGCAGCCCTCGCCACTCCACCCACAGGGGAGCCGCAATGATGAAGAACGGTGAGAATCAAGCGGTGAAGCACATCAAGACTCTGCGGCTGCGGGTAAAGGATAAGCATGCCGCGCTGCTCGGCAGGATGGCGCGCGAAGTTAACCAGGTCTGGAACTTCGCAGCTGAGACGGGTTTGAAGGCTCTCTGTGACCGCAACCAATGGTTGGGCGGGTACGACCTCCAGAAGCTCACGTCGGGGTTCAGTAAGTGCGATGGCGTGCATGTGGGCAGCGGCACGGTGGACATCGTGTGCGCTGAGTACGCCACCCGCCGAAGGAAATTCAAGAAGCGGCGGCTCAACTGGCGAGTCTCAAACCGCAAATCGCCGAAATACTCTCTCGGTTGGGTGCCATTCAGGGGCGCACAGGTCAAATACAAGGCCGGCCAAATACAGTTCGGCGGCGTCATGTTCAACCTTTGGGACAGCTACGGCCTGGGTAACTACGAACTGCGTGCGGGCTCTTTCTCTGAGGACTCGCGAGGCCGCTGGTACTTCAATGTTGCCGTCGAAGTGGATGTGATTGCATCGCCCGGAACGGCTGCTGTTGGCATCGATCTTGGATTGAAAACGGCCATCACTACATCGACGGGCGCAACGTTCGTCGGCCGTCTGTACCGCGCCTCGGAAGCAAAGCTGGCGGTTGCGCAGCGTGCCAACAAGAAGCGCCAAGTCAAAACGATCCACGCCAAGATCAAGAACCAGCGCAAGGACGGGCTGCACAAGTTCAGTACTGCGCTGGTGAAAGAAAACGCCGCCATTTTCGTGGGCGACGTGAGCAGCGCAAAGCTGGTCAAAACCAAGATGGCGAAGTCCACGCACGACGCGGGATGGGCCATGGTCAAGATGATGCTGGAGTACAAAGCCATTCAGGCGGGCGTCATCTTCAAGGAAGTGAACGAAGCGTATTCAACCCAAGCGTGTTCTCAGTGCGGAAGCATTGAGGGCCGGCAGGCTTAAGCGGGCTTGGCGTAAGGCGATGGCGTTGTTCGTGCGGGGTCGATCACGACCGCGATACGAATGCCGCGAAAAATATCGCCCGTGTGGGATTGCACACGCTAGAAGTAGGAGCCCCAGCATGAGCGCGGAATCGCAAGATCTCCAGCGCTTTGGCGAGGGGAGCAATCAAGCTACTGCTGCGCCTACCGAGAGCGAGTCGGGCAGATGCAAGCATGGCGTTTGGCTAACGACATCGGTTTGCGTGGATTGCGCCCTTGCCTCCCTTCCCCCGCATCCCACAGGGACTAAGCCATGAGCCTCATTGAAAGCATCCGACGCGCGAATTCCGAGTATCGGTATTGGCTCTATCGCCGAAGCATTGGGTCGCCAGTTTCTGCGAGGGGCACCGCTCGCCAATGGTGGCTGCGCCTCAAGTTTGAACTTCGCAACAAGGCCAAGCCATGACCGCCAACACCCCAGAGACAATGGACGAACGGGCTGCGTTCGAGGCTTGGTGGAATGGCAAGCCTGCCCGGAATTCGATTGGCGGCTATATCGACCCTGTAGCCAATCTCGCATGGGCCGCTTGGCAGGCTGCCCGCGCCAACCTCCCTCCACCCCAAGGGGATGCAGATAAGGTGGATGCAGAGCGCTGGCGCTATGCCATCAAGGACGATGGCACCGGGCGCATGAACTGGCGGGCGGTCTACGAGGCATGGGATGGCGATGGCTACTTCGTTGACGCTCTCGACGCTGCTCGGCTGACACTAGGAGGACAGAAGCCGTGACCGCGATTCTCAACCCCGAAGAGCTGCTCAGCCTGACGGGCTACAACAGGCCCACCGAACAACTGCGCGAACTGTTGCGCCAGGGCTTCTACCGGGCACGCCGCTCTCCGTCTGACGGGTCCGTGATCTTGGAGCGCCCGCACTACGACGCCGTCTGCGCAGGCGCCAGCAAGCCCGCCAACGAGCCCCGCGTTCGCCCGCCACGTCTGAGGGCCACATGAGACGCACCCTGCCCCCTCGGGTCTACCTCAAGGACGGCTCCTACTGGCATGTCGCCTCGCTTGGCACAAAGCGGATCTGGACGAAGCTGTGCCGGGAGCGGGAGGGGCTGCCGGCCATGTACACGGCGCTGGCGGCACTGACCGCAGACAAGGCGCTGGACGACATGATGCCGAAGCTGTGCGCCGACTGGATGCTCGAGGTGGCGGTGAGCCACAGCGCCAAGACGCAGACCGACGACAGGTTCCGCAACCGCGAAATCTCCGAGGCGTTCGCCGAGTTCCGCGCGAACCAGGTGAAGCCGCCCGATGTGGTCGATTTCCTCAAACGGTTCAAAACGACGCCACGGACGTTCAACGCCTACCGGGCAGCCGTGCGCGAGCTGATGCGGTACGCCGAGGAAAAGGGGTTCCGGGAGCCCGGATCGAATCCGACCGCCAGCATCAAGACGATGAAGACGCCCGCGCGCAGCCGGTACATCACGGACAGCGAGCTGCGGCGGATCAAGGTCGCGGCCATGTACGGCAAGGACGGGAAGCTGACCCGCTCCGGCCCGGTGATCTGCGCCTTGATCGATCTCGCCTACCTGACTGGCCAGCGTATCGGCGACCTGCTGACGCTCGAATGGTCAGCCATCGGCACAGAGGGAATCGACTTCACGCCGAAGAAGGTTCAGCACAGCACAAAAGCGCGCGTGCTCATCGAGTGGTCTCCGAAGCTGCGGGCCGTGATCGACAGGCTGAAGGCCATGAAGAAGCGGAACATCAAGTTCGTCATCACGACGCAGGAAGGCCAGCCGTACAAGTACCACGGAGCGGGCATTGCCTGGACCCGTGCGCTGGAGCGGGCGGGCATTGACTGCCACTTCCACGATTTGCGGGCCAAGGCGCTCACGGATAAGGACCGGGCTGAAGGAATGGGGTCAGCCCGAACGATGGGCGGGCACGCCACCGAGGCGCAGACCTCCGCGTATGTGCGGCACAAGACGGCGAAAAAGACGGGCGCCACCCGGTGAACTACCGTTCGTCGGATTGATTGAAGTAGTACAAAAAACAGCTTGCGCTCTTTGTTTTCGGTATTACAATAAACACATACCAACCGAAAGCAGACCATGACCATCGACAAGCTCACCATCAAGTTCCTCGGCAAGCGCGAAACGGTTTACCGCATCTTGGACGAAGCAGGCGAAGTGCTCCGCGTGTTTGCAGAGAAGGAAGAGGCGGAAGCCTTTTTGGCCGCATGACCTCGGATGAAATCCTTGTGGCGATCTCGAGCATATGGGATCGCGCGCAGGCTCGGATGGATGCCGGCCGACCTACGCTGCGACACATCCTGCTCGCCTACTCAATGGCGCCGGGAGACAGCGAGATTGCCCCGAGAGCTTGGCTGACGGAGTTTGAGGCTGACAGGCTGCATGAGTTGGGGTTGATGGTTGGGCCGGTCATCCGAGCGGAAGCGGCAGAGCGCATTCAAGCAAAGCGCGGTGCTCGCGCAAAATCGCTGGATGCGACCCATGAATGACCGAGGCCAGGGGCGAAAGCCCAACGCACCCGAAGACCAGACAAAGCCGCGCTCTGTGCGCCTGAATGATGTTCGGTGGGAGAAGCTCAAGCGGTTGGGATCGGACTGGCTCGCGGCGCAGATCGACAAGGCAAAAGAGTCCACGAAATCCCTCTAACTCATCTCTCCCGCACGTAGGAGAAAGAGCGGGCAAAGCGCCAATGAGTTGTAGAGGAAAACGGCCTAAGTGCTTGCCAGGATTGATTTGTATGGCTGCCTTCTAAGCAGGTTGTCGGGGGTTCGATCCCCTCCGGACAGGCCAATCCCTTGAGTCCTTGAGCGTCACTTAAAGAAACTGGGTGGTGTCAACACTCAGGTTCGATAGACTCCGCCCGACGTAGCCTCCCTTGCTATGCAGAAGGCTGGAACATGCGATTTGAAGTGATCAAGGACTCCGAGACGTGCTGGCGCTGGAATCTGGTCGATGGCACTGAAATCGTGGCAACGAGCGTGGCCGAATACGAGACCAACGTCGCGTTGCTTCGTGCGATCGACGATTTCAAACGCGGACTGAAGGACGCCACCGGCCCTGAAAACGAGTGATGTTTCGAGGATCCGTGCAGGAGCGGGCGGTGCGACCGGCGAACACGAGGCCACTCTGCGGATAGAAACTCTATCCTTGTGGATTTTGCACACTCATTGACAATTCCAAAAAGAGCCCTGCACCTCCACTGGCACCGCCAGCGATCCGCCGGATCTCATGCGCTCGGAAGGAATCGCCTTGCAAAATCTGCCAGCGAAGCCTGATGCAAAGTGCACAGTTTGTACCGCCCGGGAGGTGCGATGCGATTCGTAGTATTAAAAACCGTTGACGGCTTGTGGCACTGGGAGCTACGGGAAACCGATGGTGTCGTCGTCGCAAAATCCAGTGTTCAGTATCCCGACCGGGCCGCGGTTGTCTCTGCGTTACTCAAAGTGCAGAGCACCGCACCGAAATCGCTGGTGTTCGACCTGCTCGGAAACCTCGTCTGA